GCTCTATTGAATTAATATGACAACGGTGATTCAATTAAAAAGAAGCGAAACTGCTAATGCTGTTCCCACTGCAGGGCAAATTGCAGTCGGAGAACTTGCAGTAAACTTAGCAGACGGAACACTATATTCTAAAAAAACCGACGGAAGTATTATTGAAGTGGGTGGATATAATCCAGATTTCTTTACTATTCCAGGAACAATCGATCTGGGTGATCTCGCAGGGGTGGATCCTACAGTGTATGACATGGGTGCATTATAAATAGTCCCAAAGAGGACAAGATATGGCAATTTCTTCAAGACAAGGTTTAATAGATTACTGCTTGCGCAGACTTGGGTTTCCAGTAATCGAAATTAATGTGGACGATGATCAAGTAGAAGATCGTATCGATGACGCATTACAGTATTTCCAAGAGTATCACTTCGACGGTGTCGAAAGACTCTATCTCACGCACAAAGTTACCACCGCAGAACTAAAATTCTCAGGATTGTCTGCGCCCTCTTTTCAAAACAGCGAGTTGTTAGTTGGTAATACTTCGGGCGCAACATGTATATTATATACATTATCCGGAACTACTGCGAGAATAACAAACGTAAAAGGTGTGTTCACAACAGGTGAAACTGTTACTGGTTCCACATCAGGTTTCAGCAGAGCACTCGCAGCAACTGGTTTCTATACTCCAGGAGACATTCAAAACGGGTATCTTCCCCTCCCAGATTCGGTAATCGGTGTTATCCGTGTTCTACCAGTAAATGGTCCAAGTTCTGGTATGAACAATCGCAACAACATGTTCGATCTTATCTATCAATTCCGCTTAAATGACATGTATAATCTGCTGTCTGCTGACATGGTTTATTACACGCAAGTCCAACAGCATCTATCAATGCTCGACATGCTTCTAGTCGGCGATCGTTCATTCAAATACAATCGTAAGATGGACAAGATGTATATTGATATGAATTGGGAAGAAGTATTAAATCCTGATGATTTTATTGTCGTTGAATGTTATCGCATCCTAGATCCAACAACTTACACACAAGTCTACGATGACATGTTCCTCAAGCGTTATGCTACTGCACTGATCAAACGTCAGTGGGGCGAGAACATGAAAAAGTTTGGTGGGATCCAACTTCCTGGGGGTGTAATTCTAAATGGCAGAGAGATCTACGAAGAAGCAGTCGAAGAAATCACGACAATCGAAAACGAAATGCAATTGAAGTCAGAGTTGCCAATAGACTTCATGGTGGGTTGATTTATGAATGAAGCATTCGCCTACTGCTGGACAGACCATAAAACGGGAAAACTTTACGTTGGAATTCATAAAGGTTCCAATGACGATGGTTATGTTTGTTCAGGTAAATTGATGCTGGAAGAACATAATTCCAGACCAGGAGATTTTTCTCGACAAATTATTGCGGCAGGTGCATATCAGGATATGATTTCACTAGAAACTGCGATCTTAAAGTCAGTTAATGCTGCTGGTTCTGATGATTATTATAATGGACACAACGGCGATGGTAAGTTCTACAACAAGGGACATACCGAAGAAACAAAACGCAAATTAAAAAGTGCGAGAAATAAAAGAACAGATTTACCGAGACTTGGTGTTCCTTTGTCAGAAGAAGGAAAGAAGAAGGCGTCCGAATCTGCTAAAAATAGATGCAAGACCGAAGAGGGTAAGTTTCATGTTAGCAAAGCAGGAAAAAACACTCATAAAAATATGAGAGATCTAGATCCGATCGCATATAAAGAAGAACAAAAAAGAAGAGCAATTCTTGGGTGGCAAAAAAGAAAAGGTCTAATCTGAGATGACCACAAATTTCTATTTTCAATCTGGTAATACATCTGGAACCACAAACGAACAACGTTTGGTGGAGGATCTTGTCATTGAAAGTTTGAAGATCTACGGTCATGATGTTTTTTATCTTCCAAAGCAAACTGGTAACCTTGACGGTATCCTAGGCGAAGATGCACTTCAGTATTTCGATCAAGCATATCCTCTCGAAATGTATCTTGAGAATGTTCAAGGTTTCGAGGGTGAAGGTGAACTATTTACTAAGTTCGGATTTGAGTTTAGATCCTCAGCAACTTTCGTAGTCGCCAAAAGACGCTGGGAAGAAGGTGTTGCTCAGAATGCGGTACTAGAATTACCAGGAAGACCAGCAGAAGGCGATCTACTTTACTTCTCGAAAACCAAAACATTTTTCGTGATCAAGTATGTTGACTTCTTAAATCCGTTCTATCAACTAGGTAAGATTTACACTTACAAATTGCAATGTGATGTCTTCGAATTCAGTTCGGAAAGAATCGATACAGGAATCGAAGAAATCGATTCTCTCACAGACAAGTCAAGTCAAGATGTTTACAGATTCCAACTACTTCAACAGTCAGGTGATTTTCTTCTAAACTCTAGCGATGATTCAATTATCCTCGAGATATATGCAACTGCAGACACAGATCCACAATCAGACAATGATGAATTCGAGGTAGAAGCAGAAGGTATTCTAGACTTCACCGCATTCAATCCATTCGGTGAGGTACAGAAAAGAGCATAATGTTTTTACGTCAACACTTTTATCATCAACATATCAGAAAAGCAATCATTGCTTTCGGTACGATCTTCAATCAGATTAATGTCAAGAGATATAATTCTGACCAAGAAGTCGTGCAATCTGTTCGTGTTCCGTTAGCATATTCACCAAAAAATAAATTTCTCGCTCGTATCGCAGAAGTCCCAACAACTACTACACAGTCTACTGCAATCATACTCCCGCGAATGGGATTTGAGATTACAGGATTGCAATATAATCCTGCGAGAAAGATTAACTTACTTACTAAGAACGTGGCAATCGGTCAGGGTGATGACCCTAACATGCTTCGAACTCAATTCACAAGCACACCATACGACATGAATATTTCACTGTATGCGATGGCAAAGAATCAGGATGATGGGTTGCAGATTATTGAACAAATAATTCCATTCTTCAATCCTGACTTCTGTGTTACCATAACTGACATTCCCGCAATGGGAATTAAGAGAGATCTTCAGATAGTTCTTGATTCTATCAATTATGAAGATGATTATGCTGGTGATTACATGCAAAGACGTTCGATTGTTTGGACGCTAAACTTTACTCTCGGTTTAAACCTATATGGTCCAGTCGAAGAGCAAGGAATTATCCGAAGCGCAATCGCGAATACATATACGGATATTGAACAACCTACTTATCAACAAAAATATCAAGTAACAACAAATCCAGGTACTGCTGCAGTAACTGATGACTGGGATTATGTGGAGCAATTCGATGAATTTTTCGAACAAGGGTAACTATCAAGATCTTGACGATCTTTTTGGAACTGAAACAACAAAGATCCCAGAACCAGTTGAAGTAATTGAAGTGGAGATTCTCCCAGCAACTACGACTACATCTGCAGTTCCAGCAGTCATCGAATCTACTGGCAATGACATTGAAGATGATTATAATGTTGCTAGAAACAAACTCAATGAATTGATTGACACAAGTCAAAGAGCACTAGAGGGTATGTTAAATGTTGCACTTGCAAGCGACAGTCCTCGTGCATATGAAGTCGTTGGACAGTTGATCAAAACAACTGGTGATACTGCTAAAGATCTCATGGATCTTCAGGCGAGAAAGAAAAAAGTTCTTCAAGATGACAACAAAAAGTCTCAGCAAATAGATACGCAGAATAATATTATCTTTTCCGGAAGCACCCAAGATTTACTCAAGGCATTGAAAGCAGAGAAAGCAAAAGTTATAGAACATGATAATTGAGGAATCCTCGTATCACGGTAATATTAATTTAAAACCGATTGGATACAAACACAATTTTACTCCGGAGCAATTGACAGAACTCGCTTTGTGCGAGGAGGATCCAATTTACTTCATTGAGAACTATTGCATGATCGTGTCGCTTGACGAAGGTCTCATTCCATTCAAACTGTATGAATGTCAGAAGCGCAAAGTCCATCATATCCTAGACAATCGTAAAGCGATTCTTATGGAAGGTCGTCAGCAGGGTAAGACTATCACATCTGCTGCTTGTATCCTGTGGTATACGCTGTTCCAAGATGCAAAAACTGTTGCTATTCTTGCGAACAAGACTTCTGCTGCTCGCGAAGTCATGAATCGTTATCAGGGTATGTTTGAGAACTTGCCTCTTTGGATGCAGCAGGGTGTTAAGACTTGGAACAAGGGCGACGTAGAACTAGAAAACGGTTCAAAGGTATTTACTGCTGCTACGACTGCTTCTGGTATTCGTGGTAAGTCTGTTAACTGGTTGTATATCGACGAAGCAGCGATTATTCCAAACACCGTTGCTGAA